AGCTGTAATAATAGAGGATGCGTTAGATCCATTAATCGAGTTAGATGAACCACTTCCGATAAAACCACCAACTGAATTATTGATCACATTAGTAGCACCATTTAGGATAGTTGCTTCAAGTGACGACCCTATAATATAATTAGTCTCACCACCAAGAATCGATGATTTGGTTACTTCACTGGTGATATAATTACCAATACCATTTCCGATAAAAGAGTTATTACCAGCAACCGATGTATTTTCACCAAGAACAACGGATGCAAATCCAACTTTATATACTTCACCGCCAATCGTTGATCCTTCAGCGGCTGTTATAATGCCCTTCAAGCCATTTTCCAACTTGAGGTTAGCATCCTTAAGGTTTCTCAAGAAATCATGTGTATGGTCAAGTGGAGCGAATTTACCACTCAAATCAGGAGGTGGGCAGCATTCGCTTCTACCACCTCTATTTTTGATACTTGCTACTTCTAGACCGATTTCAGTAATCGCATTCTGAGTAGATGCATTTGCAATCAACTGATTCTGATACCAATGTAGAGCATCATCTTCATACAAATTGTAGAAGATAGTCGCATCACGAACCAGTGCTGTATCATTAACGCCATCTGGAGACTGAAGGTTAACATCAACTTCAATACGGAACTGGTTAAGACCATCACCAGTATCACTCATAGAGATAGTGTTGTCCCAATCAATTACTGCATATAGAACTGGTTCACCATCAGGGTCGATCTGGAATTCCAATTCCACGTTCTGCCCAGTAGGATCAGTACTGAATCCATTGTCCTGAAGAACGTAAGGTGCTTTTCTCAATGGAACCGCATACAATCCAACACGGTTGAATTTGAATGAGCTATGGGTAGAGTTATAAATATTCTCACCATATTCATCCAATGCATCACTTGGATTAAGAGGATTATTGTACTTTTCAAAGAACTGAATGTTATTCGTTTCATCGAATGCACAATCATCATCGAATCCCTGTGCAAGGGTTCTTGGGGTAATATCGATGTCGATAGTAAGCTTGATGGCAGTCGCAACTTCAACCACTTCTGAGTTAGCATTGTAACCAGAATCAGTGTTAATCACTTTATAGTTAGAAATAGGGAAAAACTTTGTCAATTTAGACATGTTTCGGTTAGACAAATCGCTATCCAGAACATGACCTATGCTGCTAACCGGAGCATGAAATCTGTTATAGTTTGAAATCGTGTGGAGTTTCCAGAATTCCTCACCAAACACTGCATCAGTTGCCGTTGCACCACTCACATTGAAAGTTTGATCGGCTGCGAACCAACTGGTTTCATCAAATCCAAGAAGAGGATCGACTGGATATGGAATTTCCAATGTATCAAAATATGTACCCGGAGTTGTATATGGGGTAGAAGGAGATCCACCATAATTCCATGTGCCGGGGTTTCCTTGAGAGTCGGTATATCCACGATAATCAGCGGATACACGAGGAATATCCAAAGTTGGGTTACCAACTGCTTTCAATGTAACTGTTATGTATGGATACTGAGAAGCACCGTTGCCAATAGATCCATCAGTAACTTCGAACGTAGGAAGAGTATTAAAGAATGTATCAACGGATGTTCGACCCGTTACATCACCTAGATAATAAAGAGGAGCAGGAATAGGAATTGTACTCGACACATAGCCGTCAGTACCTTTATACACATGCTTACCAAGCATTGTACCATCAATGTAAGCAGGATCTTCAATCCAAGCAACAAGAGTATTGTTACCATTACTATCCAGAACGTATCTATAGTGCTTCTTAATATTGGTATTATACATAGTGAGACCAAATAGGTCACCACCCGGAGATCCATCAGATGCACACTGAAGGAATCCAGTACCGTTCAAATCACCCTGCCATATGTTATAAATCATATCACCATATTTGGTGAGACGAGTCATGGTTGGTGTGACCTGATCGGTATCAGTTTCAGTAATACTTACGGAACCGATGGTTCCTTCATTTACTTTACCACATTCATCTACGGGCAAATCAACTGAGTCATTTTTCCACAGATTGGGAACATATGCCATTGCATAATAACCAATCCAGTAGTATTGACCTGTCGCTTCGGATGACGAAGCTAACAGTGAAAGTCCTTGGTTCGTTAGTGTTACTCTTTTAGCCATTTGATGGGTCCTATAGTCGCCCTAAAATATTCAACTTTTATTATAGTTTATAATCGATCTTTTTTATATCAGTGTGTATTTTTATCTACCGTAAAACATAACTAGCTCGGTTTGTCCTCGGACCCTATGGTGCCGAGTTCAAACAAATGTTCGCAAATAAACATCCTGAGTTTCATCTACTCACTTTGTAATTATTTGTGAATTCATTTGAACGATCCTTCTTTACCCTAACTAAATACAGTCGTTTTGGTATTCATCATCGAAAATCAAATCAGTGAATCCAACAGCAGCCTTCATTTTACCCAATGTTCGTACCTGACCCATTGTTACAGTTGCTGTAAGTTTTGCACTCAGGAAGCGGAAAATACCATCAAATACAGTATTGATTGGTTTGAATCGCTCGATCTGACTTACAATTCGTCTCTTATCACTTGGTAGAAGTTGATTATCAAAGTTGCCCTCAATCTCCACCTTTATTTTGAAATGAGGAGTGGGTACAAAATTGGACATTTTACCCTGTGTATTTTCTGCATATTGCAATCCACGAAGTTCATAGTCAGGGATCATATCATCATACGGATCATTGTCATACGGGTTACCATATGGATTTTCTTGTCTAGTCCACATTGTAACCAATTCACCTACGATACCGAATGTGAGTAGCAGCATTTCCAAGCCAGATTTAGTTGACTTCAGTGAATAATACTGTGGGAGATTCTGAATGGCTCTTCTGAGGGCCATTTCACGCTCTTCTTCAGTGGTATAAACCGTACTCTCCTCAATATCGTTATTGATTGCAGTAATATCATATCCCATATATCGAGCAAGATATTCGATCATTTCGTAGTCGATTACATTTGGGTCTTTAATATACGCCAAACGTTCAAACTTTTCAACCAATGGGTATTTCATATCTTTCACACCAGTGAAACTACTCTTCATTCCTTCACGAGAAGCAACTGAGTTGTAGTCAAATTTGGCATTATACTGTTTCTGGAATGGACCAGCAGTATCGATATTATCGACCTTTTCAAAAATGAATTGGAAATTAGATGCGAATAGACTTTCAACCTTATATACCTGAGTGGTGCCAGTAAAATTTTCATCAATGTAATCATTCACTGCACTATCAGTATATCGGCGATATACATACGGAATTTCGTCATCGCCTAATCCGGTATAATTTGGATCTTGATATGCATCCACAGTTATATCACGAATTTTCATAACGAGTTTGTCAGATAAACGTGTCCATGCACCAGAGGTTACTCGGTATGTACCATTTTCAAATGCCAGATACTGGTCATGCAATTCAACGATGTCACCGATTGTAAAACTGATGGTAATACCACTATTCAATGTAAATGGGTATTCTCCACGAAGCAGCGATACATTGTCCTTGTTATTATTCGATGAAATGTTATATCCCTTATAGACACGACCAATGGTTTTATCACCAACCGGACCACCCAAATAAGTAAATTTAGTTGAGTTGATAACCGAGTCAATAATGAACGTACCATCAAAATCAAGGGGATCGCCAATTTCATATGTATCAGTGATCGTAATACGATCTCCTACCGAATAACCATGATCTCGATATGTAGATACAGTAACTCGACTACCATTACCAGAAATATTATTGATAGTGATGCCAATGAAATTCTTGTTATAACTGCTCTTTTTCTGCCACTCGATATCAGCCAATGTGAACTTATACCACTGATCTGCATAGCAAATAAGTTTTCCAGTCGCTGGGCTGGATGGTGTTACACCCGATTTAATCTTGTATCTAAATGTGGTTGGATTGACAACTGAACTTACGTAGAATCGACCATTATAAGATGGCTCCAATGCACCACTTATGTTAACGATGGTTGTGTCAGCTTCATATACATGAGCTTCATATAGAACAACTTCAACAATCTGAGCACCAATATATCGCATTGATTTAATGGATTTGTGTGAAACCTCATCAGCAATTGATGGATTCGTACTAGATATATCAAATAAATTCTGTCGGGTAAACAAAATGACAGGATCGCCAATGACCGTATTGTCATATACAGACCATGTAGTATCGGATACAACATATGTACCATTTTCATTCGGATTATATTGTTCGACAACATTAATGAGGTCGTTCAACTGAGGTACATAAGTAGATGTCAATTCGGTTGACGTAGTAGCAGGAGTTGCCTCCGAACCAGATACAACATATGTAAAAGTATTCTCATTCACTGGCGTAACGGTAAATGTACCATTATATCCAGCTTGGTCAGCACCAGCAATTGTCACCTCAGTGATATCATTATACCCATGAGCGTAACCTGTAGTAACTGTTGCGACGTTAGACGAACGCACGATTGATGTAATCGGTAGAACAATATCATTTGTATATGTTGCTGTTCTGGCTGTTCCTGTAGGAGCTAATGGACTACCAGTGATTTCATACGTGAATTTATTCGTATCGGTTACTGTGATAACAAATTTTCCATTGTACTCAGATTGAACAACTCCAGCAATCTCTATGGTTACTCCAGTCTTGAATAGATGATTTCTGGCAGTGGTTACTGTCACTATACCATCAGATACAGTCATGTAACTAATTGATAGAACAACATCATTATACCCATACAGCAATTTACTATCGATAGTATTTGCCTTAATGGAATAACTAACATCACCATCGTATGCATCATCTGGTTCATCACTATTAACGATTTCCATAAAACCGTTACGAGTTAACTTTTCAGGAGGTGCGGTTCTAGGATTGAATATGTACTCACGCTGTTCATATCCATATTTTAATCCAAGTTCCTGTTCCTTTTTGATATACAAATCATTTGCCAGTTCAGAGAATCCTTGGCTATAATCTACCACACCATCAAACGCCAGTGAACGAACATTGAACATACCGAACATGTAAGGATTGATTTCAGCTACCTGTAATCTCTTGATAATATCGGACATATCCAATATATAGTTAGGATTATTGGTGGGATTAAACGTTTCACTAATTGGAACCGAATGAGTTTTCAGCACTCGATAACGCAAATTACCAAACACAACATATGAATCCTTATAATAGATAAGATTCGATGTCTGCTTCCACTTAGTAGCAGTGCTGTTAATTACAGCAGTTGCAAGTCCACGAGCACCACCAACGGATGCAATACGCATAACTTCACCTACACTAATCAAGTCTCCACGATTAGTTGATAAAGTTACTGTACCAACACTGAGTGGGTTAGTGATGTGTGTAATCTCAACTGAACCTACACTATTCAAATCGGGTGTGATACTGAACATCTCGAAATATACTGAGGGGGTTCCGATATCGGTAAACTCAACACCCACCAACTTGATTAGAGTTGTGGTCCCATCAGTAATATCTTCCGAAATGGATTCGATTATATAGTTGTCGGATTCACTGAGAGGGGCAGGTAGTATGGTTGAAGCGGTGAAACCACGAACACGAACTGCCATCCCAACTGCAAGACTACTTGCATCATTTACTTTAATAGTATGATTGACCAAATCCACCGTATCAGTTGAAAAATTACGATGAGTTACATGCAAATGAACATTACCCGTACCTGCACCTGTAATTACCTGATCTTTCAGATAAATAGCAGTGCGAGTATAACCATTGAATTCGATTGATTTAACCTCATTTACAGTATAAATGAGACCATTAACCAATGTTCCTGTCGGTAATACACCACCGGACTCCGTGTGTATTATTACCTCATCACCAGCAACAATTTTAGTAGGTGAACTTGGTATGATTGCATTACTTGGTATGTCAATTTCAGTCGCTGCATTGAACGATGAGTACACATCAGGAAATTCGTAAATAACACGAGCAATCTTATCATCATGTTCGAACTCATCCGTGCCAATAAATCCGGTATACGGTATCTTTAATTTGTATTTATCTGGATCGTCTACGAATTTCGAATAGAATAGATTTCGGATAATCACAGAACCACCGGATTCAATTCCTATGGTACTATTCTGAATGACAAACTTCTTAGTTCCAACAATCGATAATACCAAATTTCCCTGACTGTCAAATGCACCAGCACCTTTAATTGATACAGTGTCACCAGCGGACAGCTTGTGTTCACCGTTAACCGTAACCTGCACACGGTTACTTGCAATGTTGCGTATATCAGTGATTGTCAGAACTGATGTATTTGGCGAGTACAATGGATCGACATATCTATTTTTTCCATCTCGGTTTATGTTGCTACTGCTTCTCTCATATTGAGTCAATGCACGAGCATAGAACAATCCCGATCCATAACCAAGACCCCATTCAAAATCGCTGCAATTCGCTGCAAAGTTAATTTCAAAATCTTCATCATATATTGATGGCAGTGTTTCAATCATATTGTAATAATCGATGAGTACATTTTCAAGTTCACCATCGTTATCAATATCGACTTTCATCGTATGTACTGATGTTACATCAGTTATGTTTGTCACCAACGCATTGAAAAACACATTGTAATACACAAGATTTCCATCAACACCCGCTTTTTTCACATGTACATCCGATATATCACTAACATTGAATTCCAACATACGAGGAGCCAGACCGATAGCGGTCTGGAATGGTTTGTTAGGTGTATCATTGAATGGATCTTGTGATGTGCCATTAGGATCAGGAAGTAGCTGATATGTAACCCCATCATAGATAAACACACCAGAATTATCCTCTTCTCCACTTTTTGTGAATTCGACATATACTTTATCACCATCCTGCAATGTTGCATTTGCAGCAGTAGGTGTTAAACTAGGTAGATCACCTTCGTAATAGATATATTCAACAAACAAAGGTCGGGCAGTGTTACGTGGGTTACCTTGGGGTTTCGATAGATACAATATCTTTTCACCACGTGCTTCAGAACGTTTCAATAACTCAATGAACTTACGAACTCTATTTTGGATAAGAGTCAAATTCGAATCAACCGCAACATACATGAATTGAAATTTTTCAACCGTATTGATATTTCGATATGCATTGTTGATGTAGTCCGAAAGAATCTGAAGAAGTACTACTACATCTTCTTCAGCTTTCAGAAAGTCAGGAATCTGTGATACGTAATCAGAGAATCTATGTACACCACCATCATTATATAGAATAGGATTCTGTGCCATCTATTTATTACCTTGAACGTTTTACGCTAGTATAGGATTCACTTTGAACATTTACAGTAATATCTTCAGCCGAGATATTGAATTGAACTGCTTCGTTCTCATTACTGTATTTAGTGATATTACCATTACCATCAACCAATCGTCTTGCAACAATAGGCGATAGAATATTACGAACTAGCTTAATGTACTCCAGTGTGTAGACAAAATAATTGAACAATGATTTACTGCTATCTTCACCAAGATTCAGGATAAAATCAGTTGGTTTGAATGACAAAAATCCGTCATCCATATACCAACCACGCAGTGCCTCGATAACATGATAAATAGCATTCGCACCAAGGGCATCACCACTTGCACGAGTTTCATTGTATGATTTGAACATCGGTACATAAACGCCATTAATCATAGTCGCCCATATGTATGAGGTGAACTTGTTGAGGTCCTCTTCCTGTAGGTCAACACGAGGATAATAGTTTCCGGTTGTCTTATCAACATACGCAAGCTTGGTTTTGTAGTAATCTAATATCTGCTGAGCTAATTCATCTTGCGAACCAACCGAAAAACGTAATGAACGATCATCATCACCCGCATATTTTCCAGATATTTCTTTGTATCGATAGTCATACGATAGATTAACGTTGAATCCATCGAATTCGATACCAGATTGATTGATAAATTGCGATGTGTCATCGCCAAGCCATGTCAACTTAGTAAGATTAAGACCTTCATAATCATTCGATCTAGCTTGAAGTGTAAGATTTACACCAGCTACTTCAGGGAATTTCTGTACAATCGCCTCAAGTTTTGATCTAAAAATCGGAGATGCGAAATCGCTATACTCTTTCAGATAGGAGTAGATTGCATTTCGAACTTTTGTCTTGATATCACTGAAATTTGTTCCTCTGAATAGAATGATATCAGCTTTAATCGTGAAATCATGTACAATTGGTGGTACATACATATGTTGACCACCCCCAAGTGTAATGTAGCCTCTACGATTCAATGCTTTCAACATAATTTCAAGTTCAGAACCGTAGTCAACAAAATCCATTGGTTCAAGATTAGCCGAGAATACATCACTAGGAACTAACGCAGCACTTCGGAAATCGGCTAAGTAACGAGCAACAATAGTTGACGAATCGGTTACAGCTACCATCTCACCCGTATCTGGGTTCAAATACGAAATCTGCAATGCTCCGGTTCTTAACTGAGTATCCATCAGGGTTTGAATTTGCTGAAGCTTATCGTCAATTTCTTCCACTTGTTTGTTGTTTGGCAATTCATTGTAGTCATACTGCCATACATATACCAATCCATTAACCTTATATCCTTCAATGAAGTATTCGAATGGATCAGTAGGGAAATATGTGCCATCTTTCTCACGATACAGATCTTTCAATACTGAAAAACGAACAATATTGGCATATTTGATATCAGGTCCAATGCGTCCATATCCTTTGGATTTAACACGAGTAAGTAGATCCTCACCAAATGCATTTGCATACTTGATATCGGAATAACGTCTTAGGAACGTCTTATAACTAGAACGGCTACCAAGAGAATCAAGTGAGTTGTAGATATCAGACGCATTCTTTTTGATAGAATCCTGTGACTCAATATTAAGACCACCACGGATATCAGTCACAATAGCGATGTTAAGATCATTGAGGAATAGATCACTCTCAGATCCATCAGCCTGTGTAATCAAAATACTTGTAGAGTCGGTATTCAGATTGGAACCAGCTACATTAAGCAGATTTCCTGCCTCACCACTGGTCGCAAAGTATGATACGGTGATTTTACCGAATGGAATAGCTGATGTCACACCATCGCCGAAACTGAGACGTGCACGACCATCGTTCGCAGTATCAATGATTACAGTGTAATTGGTAGTGGTATTTACATTATTAACAAAGTTATCAATATCGTTAACATTCTTAGTCAACGTTGGGTCTTGAAAACCTCTACGAGAAATTCTCCAGTATACTTGGTCATCGACCGCATCAATGGGATCAAAATTATCCATCAACGAAGCATCACTGACCACGGTGCAGAAATAGTTACTGCGTCTTATGAAAGAATCCGACTCGTCCCAGTTAGGGTCACCGAATCCGAAATAATCAGAAAAGCTTCCATCGGGTACGATGAACTCTTGGTTCTGTTTACCATCAGAGAAGAAATCATTAGTAAAAAATGTACCTTCAGCCAACACAGCACGACCAGAAGTAAGAACCATCAACCCATCTTCATAATTTGGATCATTGCGGCTATATGAGAATTCACAGTCATCAAGAGCAGTCAATGTAAGACTAGAAATGCTAAACTGAGTTCCACGTGGAATGCTTACTTTCACGGTTGGGTAAACCCCGGTACGTTTCAATGCAATGCCGAACCCAGCTTTAGCTGGAACGGCTCTACGAACGCTATAGCCAAGATTTCGAGCACCAAGATAGATAGCCTCAGAGCTAGTTGCAGTTTCAAGAAAAGTATCGGCGAAAATCGCCTCACCCCAAGATGCTATCAAATCGGAGTTAGCGGAAAACAATTCGATTAGGGTTTTGCCATAGGCTGCATCACCGATGTCTGCCAATGCACCTTCTTTTGCTCGAAGGATGCTCTGCAAGTCAGTAACAGACTGCTCGAAATTTATATGTGTGTATTTTCTGTTCTCTATGCCCATTGTGGTCGTGCTCAATAGTTTAGTAATAGTTTATAATGCTCAAAAAAAGCCTCACCACAAAAATATTCCTTTTTACAGAGTGAAAATAAAAGATTCATGTTCTACGAGATATATAAACTATTAACAAAGAAGAATTGAATTCGATACTATGCCAACTTTTACACTACCATTGTCCTATGACATTCGAGACAGCAGCAAGGATATACATAACTTCAGTATATTGGCTAACGTATCGAAAGCATTATGGGAAGATCGAAACAAGGGGATTCTCGAAAGAAGTGAAAAACGTCAAATCAATGCCCCTGAATGGAGTTTCCAGCATAATACTGGAGTTTCAAGCTATTTCAAACGTCATAATGGCTTCAAAGACCAAGAACGTCATAATCGAGTTACCAGAAATTTCACACTGCGTCAAGGTACGTTCGTAAAATACTACGCAACCAGCTACGATCCATACGGAGATACCTTATATCATGAAGACAATAATCGAGTGGTTGAACGCTATTTCGATCTACCTGTAATTTTGTCATTCCAACCTGAAAATGAAATCTATAACAGATTCGGTATCCAGCATTTGGATGAATTCGAAATTCATGTACATATGAGTTTGTTCATGGAGCTTCAATACGCAAGTCTTCGCCGTGCTTGTATCGAACCAGCATGTAACCCCGGCGACCATAATCCTATATGGAGCCAACGTGGATATGAAGACTACCGATATTATGGATACACCGCCGAACAAATGTTTCCGAAACCCGGAGATTATCTGAAAATCGAAGCATTTGATTCATTATATGCGGTCGAAAGTGTAAAAGATGCGGCACCTGAATATCAACATAGATGGAGAAAATACTGGTGGAAACTATTCTTGAAGGATGCTATGGACACTGGAACAACTGTTAGTCCTGATGTACTCAATGATCCTGAACAGGAAGGATTCATTAACGATATGCTTGGTACTCAGACCGGAGCTGGTATCACTGATGATTTGGGTAACACGAGACAATGGCCATTTGATGCATCATGTGCAGTCGAAGAGCTTAAAAAATCAGTGCTATTCAGACCACCTGAAGTTCCAAAAGATGTTGAAAATATTTCATGTGATCCGAATTTCTATGCATGTCCAGATAAATTCGGCAAATGGTAATCAACGAGTCCATATGTATTTAAGGTGACCTGAGTCATATATTCGATATAATTTTCGACTGAGCATTATCTCATGCTCAGTCATATTTTTATCATATCCATCAGAGACTAATTTATGTTTCTGGTATTTCATTCGATTTTCTCGAACATTGCCATTAACATATGAATATCCGGGCTTCGTAATAGAATTTAATGTAAATCCTAACTGTTCGTATAATCCACCAATTGACCATGATCTATCAGCATATGAGATTATTGAATTGATATCCGTATACAATCGAGTAAAATACTTAAATAATTTACTGGCACCGCCAATAACCGTAGTATTCAATTTATTACAAAATCGTATAAGTTCATATTCATCGGCAAACCTAGATATACCAAAAGTCATCAGACTGATTAGTTCATTATTATAATATAATCCGTATCGGTATTTCGATCTACATTTACCCTGAATATGATTCGTTTCGAGAAACCTATTTGCATCTTTCGATCCAACTTCTTTGACGATACATTTCCTCGCATATATACGGTTCGATATACCTAATAAATTATTAATACGAGACTTTACAATATCAGTCTTATATAGCCAGTCATCTTCATAAATATGAATCAACTGAATTCCTTTTCTATTACATAAATCAGTTTTATTCACATGGTAATCATTCGGTTTATGCACCTCACTATGATAATACAATCCGTTAAATTCGATTGCCAACTGCCTGCTATTACAAACTATATCAAGTTCCTGTGGATTTATAATATCTCGATTACTGGCGGTTGCATCTGGACATATGGTACGAACGTAATCATATACCTCGGTCTCTCTATGCGATTGAATAGGTTTTTTAGGTTTACATACAATACAAGGACTTACATTAATGTTCATTCGACATATAACAAAAAATTGCCAACTTTCATCATGGAGTGAACCGCAATGGTTACATTTATACTTCACTCGCAGCTCATTATTATAATAACTATCAATCAATTCACAGTTATGGTATTGTAGTTTTTTGGAATATTTATCAATCATCTTACGTATTTGGGTAGCATGTCTACAATTACTTGCTTCTTTAGTCTGTAAATAAGTAACTACTCCATAGCGTTTCATATTAGTATCCCGAACAGTTGCCCTAATTCGTTCACTCTGCATAGGATTTTCTACTCCATAATTCAATAATAAAGTAGATTTCATTTTATCCTTGATTATAGGATCAGACGTTACATTTTCAACTCCATACTTAGCTAATGTGGTTACGTGCCGTTTTTTATGCGATTCTACACTAGCACCGGGGTGATGAACACCATATTTAATCTGACATGTTTGTTCCGATTTCCGTTTTACGATAGGATTTTTTAACGGTGTAGTATATCCATATCGTTCAATATTCGTATCAGCAATTTTTCTCTTTATGTCAGAAGACTGTGTAGCAACTGGAACCCCATACCGCTTTAGAGACGTTTGTCTCTGGGTTGCCTTTATTTCGGGTGATTGTGCAGGAAAGCACACCCCATGATTTCTCAACATGGTATGTTGAGATTTATGCTGTACATTAATATTTTGAATCGGATGTTCAGTACCATATTTTTCCAATGATGACACCTTTCGTTTTTCCTGAACTGACTCAAGTGACATTACATTATCTACACCATATCTACTCTTAACAGTGTTACGAGATTTTTGTCGAATTTCATCTGACTGAAATGTAGTTTCGACTCCATATTTTTCAATGAGAGTGTTTTTAATTCGATTACGAATCTTATCTGAACTACCTGCATAAATAACACCATATAGTTCAATCATAGTAGATTCACGCTTATTAGCAACCGATGTATCGTGATATGCACACCTAGATGAGCAATGCTTAGAATACCCATCCACCATATTTCGATATTTAGTTGGGTTCCCACAACTACATATTCCTTTAATGCCGATATATTTCAGGTAATAGTCTTCTGATGACATTAAATGGGTTCGGCTTACATGCATAGCCAATGATTTAATTGAGTTAAACTCACTTCCACACTCTTTACATATTTCCATACTACTAATCCTTATAAACTATAACAAATATACATCATTTTTTGCATTATGACACCATTTTATTTTGTACGGACACAAGAAAAGTGTGAGATTGGATTACTAGATATGTTTAATAATCTGGTTGTTAATAAATACACAGACCTAGACCGAAAATCATATACCAAAACAATCCGTGTTCCGATTGTGGTCAATCAAGATAAAAACTTCGCAAATTGGTATCGAAGTGTAGACCACAAGAAATATCCAATGCCTCTACCTATTGGAGGATTGAGATATGTGAACAAGCAGGAGAATAGTAATAACAGAACACAAGCCACATATGCTCGTCAGATATTCTCTCGTGCAACCGACCAATGGATTCGAGATATTCAACCAACCCCGTATTACTTATTCTATGAGTTGGAGTTTCTGACCGATAACAAATCCGATTTCGGCCAGATTACTGAAAATATTGTTCCATACTTCAATACATTCAGAACACTTCGAATAAAAGAATTTGATTTCGCACCAGATATCGAACGTAAAATACCTGTATACCTACAATCGATTACAGATACATTCGAAGATGAAATTGAAGCTGGTTCGAAACACAGATTTATCAAAACCAAATTCACGTTCCGTGTAGAGGTTGATTGGTATCGTCCATTTGAAATTCCAGAAATGATTAAATATGCTGAATTGAACTATCATATTGATGACCTAGTTCACAGCCATCAAATATTTGTATATCCAGACCCAATTGCTCAACAAGAAAAGAAAACATGGGAAGAACTTGACCCAAGTATTCGTGAAGGATTTACTCTTCTCAAAACATCTGCTCGAACATTGGTTAGACAACTAGATCTCGATGGTAGTGTATCATGGGAAGATGTGACTCCTCCTGATGCAGATAGACCAGTTGAAGTACCAAGTTTCAATCTTCTTCATCTTAACTTTGATGATGATACACCACTCGAAAATGACCAGAGTGGTTTCGGTCGTGATTTCGTAGCATTGAATGACAGTACTCGTGAATTTGTTCCTGATCTTCCACCCGGAAATGGACAGAAAGTTACTGATGGTTATGCATCAGCAACTTCATGGAATAAAATTCTTGATTGGTTTGGAACCAATGAAGGACTTCATGAATCACCATTTACTTTCCAAAGTATTTTACAATTCACTGATGATCCAGTACCCGATACGATTTTCCAGTATTTGGCGAATGATGAAGTGACTGATACATCGGGAGCGGTTACAATACCTGCGGGTGAAGTATTCTTTGATTGGGGTATTATCGACTCCAAGTTGTATTTCACATTCAAAACTTATGGTGATAATGCATTGTTCTATACATTTACTACCAAGTATACATTGCCGTTGAATAACACGGACATTTATAAATTCGTGTTCGTGTCATATGACAAAGGACATGCGGGAATTTTCGGATACACTATCAATGACGGTCCTATGATCGCACTTGAAACGGAGAGAGATTAATGGCTGTTACAAATATTGAATTGAGCAGTGATATCATTGCAGAAGGTGTTGCCAACGGGACAGTAGTTGGGGTTTTAACCGCAACCAACGATGACATTGAAGAAACGCATGTATTCACTTTAGTTGATGATTCTGATGGTAGATTCGGTATAGAAGGGAGTGATCTCATCGTGAGAGACACAACCCTAATAGATTACGAAACTGCGACATCTCATGATATTACAGTTCGAGCAACCGATACGCAACTTAATACACTTGATGTTGTATTCACAATAATGGTAACCGATTCTACATTGGCTGCTATCATTAAATCAATTACACCCAAAGCGACTAAAGAAGGATCTAATCCAGAAATTATCATAACTGGACAACATTTTACCGAAGGTGGGGAACCAGTCGTGCGTATTGATGGGGAGCCAGTTACTATAAACTCTTATACAGATACAGAAATAAGTTTTGTTCTTACTGAAGACCTTCCTGCTAAGGTGTACACAGTAACAGTATTTAATGGAATTGGACTATAATGGCAAGTACCGAGCTAATAAGATATGTAACCGATCAGGCTACCAGTAAATCACTAGGTAATAACACTTGCTATACCAAATCTAGTATCTGGTTAGTATATGATTCCGAAGGAGCAAAAGGCGACTACGGATACATAATGAAAATGTGCCCACCAAGCTTTGATATTGAATATGAACAAGTGTTCATCAAATACGAAGAAAACTTTGATATCACCACTGGCGGTGAAGTAGAACTAGATAACATACAACTCACAGATGGTGATAAAGTATGGTTGTCGAATCAATCAATTGAAGCAGAAAACGGCATCTATTATGTACGTGCGGGTGCATGGGAATTGTATCGAGTGGTCGATGATACCGTATTCGTTGACCTTGGTGCACGAGCATATGATGCAGTTGATGGGGATTTATCTCGTGAAATTATCACCGAACAAAATATCAATTTCGGTGAAGTTGGTTTCTATACGATCACCTATTATGTTCTCAATTCACAGGGAATCCTTTCTACAGTAAAACGAAAATTGAAAGTAGTTGAATGTAATGCATCAATCGTACCAACCGATTCGTATGCAATCACAGACTATTTAATCAAAGCAGAAGCCGATCCATCCGTACTCGATCCAGATGATATATTGAATTCATGTGATGCATGTGCACTCGAAAATGGCGGGACTATAAATGAATCGTCTAGTTCCGATAGCAGTAATCTACCTGTTGTTGGTAACAATACAACGTTCATTCGCAGTGACGGAACAATAAAATTCATTGCTAACCAATCAATGGGTGGACATAGACTGACCTCACTTGCAGATCCAGTCGATCCCAACCGATGCAGTTAATCTGCGTACCCTCCAAGAATTCGTTCGTAGCAGTGATACAATTGGCAATACATATACAGCGGGTGAAACAATTTCATTACATTCGGTGGTTATGATGAACACCGATGGTAATGTGTATGTTGCCGATAGTTCGAATGTTGCACACATGGATAAAATAATTGGGGTTGCGATTTCTAATCAAATTGCAGGTGGCTCAATTCCCGTTGTAACAATCGGAACAATTGCTGGATTCACTGGATTGATTGTGGGAACTGAATATTTTGTCAGTTCCGGCGGTGCATTAACAATCACTCCTCCAACCAGTGGATTTACACAAGTAATGGGGATTGCAACATCAGCAACTGAGTTTTTAGTAAACATGAGACTTCCACTCGGAGTATAAAATACAGTCGGATGTTATAAACTATAACAAGATATAGCACTGACAGAATTTTACCCATGCCCGAAAAGAAGCCATTAAAAAACGAATCTGGAAAATTAATACCATTTAGTTCAGGGGACTTCACTGGTGTCACTAATGGTGGTACTGGTAGAACTTCGCTGTCTGCTGATTACACAATCCTTGGTAATGGTTCTAATCCAGTACAACTAATAAAAAATAATTTGAATGCAACCACTGCACCTACTGTCTCCGATGACGCATCTGTTGGTTACGCTAAATTTTCTCGCTGGATTGATAATACAGCACTAATTGAATATATATGCATTGACTCAAGTGTTGGTGTAGCACAATGGATTAATAATGGTGGTCCTACTGGATCACAGGGGCCTCAGGGAGATATTGGCCCACAAGGTAGTGTCGGAAATATCGGACAACAAGGAAATACTGGATTGACTGGACCGCAGGGATTGACTGGACCTCAGGGAATCAGTGGACCTCAGGGAATCAGTGGACCTCAGGGAATCAGTGGACCACAGGGATTGACTGGACCTCAGGGAATCAGTGGACCTCAGGGATTGACTGGACCGCAGGGATTG